GTCCTGATGCGTTTAAATCTTTTCTAACTTCTAAAATCTCATCGAGTCCTGTATTTTTACTTGCACTCATTTGATATATAGTTGTATCTTTTTCTGGAAAAATAAAATAATGCATTAGTTACCACCCGCTGAACTACCTACAACTCTTCCTTCAATATCCACATTTGGAAATTTCAACTCAAAGCAACTTGGGTCGAGAGATGGATATATGACTCCTTCTTTGGTTGCGGCATTTAAATCATAAATATTACCTGAGTAACCTTGCGATGCTAGAACTTTATTAACAATCAATACTGGTAAACCATTTGGATTATTTTCTTCAGGTGGTACAACTGCAGAGACACCATCAACTAAAGATATTTGATAGGCCAAATCTGCTAGTATAATTGGTTGTCCTATTTGCCACTTATCTGTGATGAAAAAGTTTCTCACCCTCTGAATGGCTTTCAAAACGACTTCTTCACCATTGTAACCAACTTTTGAAAGTATGTTAAATTTTACACCTATGTTAATTACAAAGGCATCTTTGATATTTACTGCATCTGTAACCATTCTGAATTGTGTTAGATAGGTTTGTATATTTTCTTTCACCGCCCTATTTACTTGTGTTAACTTTTTCTGTGCATCATAACCCAACACATAAAGATTTAAAGCCAATGGATTCATAATTCTACTGTCTGCATTTGCATCACCAGTGTTGTTTAGGTCAAGTTGACTATCTTGTATGACGCATGCTTTTGCTATATTACCAAACTTAGGAGGCAAAGCATAGGTTCTGACAATATAATCTTCCTTTGTTACAACTCTTTGTTGTGCTTGAAAATATGCCAATGTATTGTTCTTAACTTCTACAATACTTTCTGCACTCCTACCACCTCGTGCAGGTTGTGGATTAGTCACTGCTAGTGATGCTCTTGTTGCCCCGACTAATGCACTGTTCAAACCTGTCGTATCTAGTTCGACATTTAATGCTTGTATTTTAGTAAGGGTGTTGGAAGATATATTATGACTCACTCCCCCACCATATCTGTATGTTATTGTGAGTGTTGTGTTTGAAGGTGCTTGTCCATATGCTTTTGTATTCAAAAAATTAGATGGGTCGAATGCTACCCCCAACTGACTTGGGGAACCAGGTAATGTAGAACCTACCTCATCAGGATTAGGTATAATCTCCTCATCTGGATTACTACTAATACCGGCACCGAATCTAATTTCTGTCTTGTTATCTTCTCTTATAAATGTCGTAAATCTTCTTGCAGTTTTCAAAAGTTTTAATAAGTAGGGAGTTGAATCAGAATATTGTGCCAAATCAGCATCATTAGCAGGTGTATTTTCCATATCTGTGTATACAGTATCTTGTGCTAAAAACGGCACCTCATACCAATCGTTACCATCACTATCCGTACAGGATAATATTTCTGTTACGTTTTCGTTACTAAGACTTACTCTATCGTACTTAACTGCATTTCCGAATGTAAAAAAGTCTTGTGCGATATCACCACTATATGCTCGTACAGATTTTTTCAGTAAGTAGCTTACAGGTACATTGTCATTTGTTTCGAATACAGATATCTCCAAAGGATCATAAGATGATGAAAACTTAAAATTACAGTCTTCAGTTGTTGTAAATTTGATACCTGATTGTGATTGTAGTTGCATACCTGATTTTATAATCATAGAGTAATTCAAATCAGGATTAGTAACATAATTAGTACCAGTTCCACTACTGACTGCTGGAACTGTTTGAAAAACATCTACATTGGCTATAGCAGGTGATGATAATTTCGGTTTATAACCAAATGTTTGAGCCATATTGTAAACAGTTCTTTTTTCTTGTGCAAAAGCCATTAGAGACTCTTTGAACTGATTATCAATATAGTAAGAAAGAACGTCACCTACATATGACGCCATTTCGATAAACATCATACCCGGTGATGCTTCATTGAAATCATTATAGTCTTTTGGAAAATATATTTTAGCAAATTCAATCAAATTGTTTTTGAAAGAAGTAAAATCTTTATTTAAATATCTTACTTCTTTAACTGAATTATTTTTGGGTGCTGTGTAAGGCATTTTGTTCTCCTACTAACCTGGTGTATTACCACCAATATTTCCTTCGGTATTCGCTTCTAAAGAAGGTAATTCCAAAGTGACTTCTTCAAGAGTTAATTGACTTTGTTGAATAGAAAAAATAATTCTTGGTGTTATTGTATTACCTGAAAATGAGAAGGTGACTTCCCGTACTGAAACAAAGGGTAGAAATTCTTTAATACTCCCTCTGATGATCTCCTCTATTTTGTTTTCTGTATCTGTTCCTTCGGGTTCAAATAATACTGTAAACAAATCGCTACCAAAATTAGGATTACCTAATCTCTCACCTCTTCGTGTTAATAGAAGATTTTTAATACTTGATTTAGTTTGTTCTAGTAAAGTTTGAGTACGTTTAAATACACCTTGCTGATGTCTACCCAAAGGCAAAGTTAAACCAATAAAAGTATCAGGATCTAAATCTTTTTCTATTACACTCATAATAATTTACCATCTTTCTTTTTTAAAGCCGTCATTACACCTCTGTAATCTTTTGTTAGGTTATCCATAACATCCTTTACCGCTGGATTATTAGGATCTACTCCAGCAGATTGTGCAGTCTGTATAGCTGATGCTTTTCTTCTACTTTCTGCATCTCCTGCTATATTACCATAACCTAACATTTCTGCCATTCTACCTGTGTCATAAGGCTTACCACTCATGGTTGGATACTCTTCTGTATCTTTACTTATGGTTTCATTTAGGGCTTGTTCATTCGGATTATTTTCGAAGGATTGAGATTGCATCTTTTGAGAGACTACCTTTTTACCTTCACTAATAAGTATTTGATTTAGTTCTTTTTTAACTTCGGATTTAACCAATTCTCTGATTAAACTTACAAGTTTTTTTGATTCCGACATATTTTACTCCTGTTTAATATAAATATCTACTTTTTTAAAAGTTTGTCAATCTGAACCACAAGCAGAAAGTTTTGTACTTTCTTCCAACTTTGATTTTTCAGGTTCTCCAAATAAATCATTTCTAATTTCGTCAACCGCCGTATTATAAGCGTCCTCAACATAATCGACTGCTTGTCCAATAGGTCCTGAGAAATCAGTTCTACCTGCTAACCTATTCCTTCTCCTTTGTGCAAGTTCCTCTCGTTTTGCAGTCAACTTTTCCTGTTGTTTTCTTCTATTTTCTGTAATTGTATCAAACCTCTTTTTTTGTCTTTCTAATGTATCTAAAATTCTTTCTTTTCGCTTACCAAATTCTTTTTTGAGTGGTGCTCTATACCCCTCTATTTCAAGCAACTCTCTTATCTCTTCCCTCAGTTTGTCTTTCAATACTTTTAAACCATAACTTATTGCAGCAGAAATTTTGTCTAATGCTGATGCAATTGTTGAAGCTTTATCACTTGTATCTGCAGTTTTTTCACTAGCCTGTGCAACCTTTCTTGCTCTCCTAATATTAGTGATTATTGTAGCTATATCTTCATATGCATCATATGCAACAAGTACTGCTTCTTGTATTTCTATAATTTGGTCACTTTTTTCTGCATACAAATCTATATTTTCTTCCAATGGTAAAATGATTTCATTATAAACTTTAAGATCAATTTTATCAAAACCTTCAGAAGCTTTTTTCATAAATTCTTTTCTTGCCATATTTGCTAATAATCCCATAATAAATCCTTAATCTATGAAAACTTTTTTACTTGCGATTGATTCTAATCTTTCTTTTAACGATTCCAACTTACCACTTCCATTTATTGCAGCAATATTTGGATTTGTTTCTAAAAACGAAAAAGTCGCATCTACTATATCGATAAATTCACTCAAAAAGGCAGATAAAGTGGAATACTTAACAACAGGATCGACTGTGGTTGTTGGGTCTTTACTTCCTAATCTAATAGTTCCATTTGCACCTGATGATATAAAAACATCGTTGACAGCACCTAATCTTATCTGGTCACCTGATGACAGTATAATATCATCTTTTCTTGTATTAAACAATATCTCATCAGAATTAATTATAATCAAATTTCCTTGTAAAAAATCATCTTCACCATCATCATAAGATTTGACAATACCAGACTTAACATCACTAGAACGTAAAGTAATGGATGAACCGATACTATTAATACTGTGGTAATGTGGAAATGATGAATCTTTTATTTTTAAGGCATTTTGTATTGTATCGTTACTTTGATTATTACCTATAATTATGTAAGGATAAGATGGTAAACCATTTTCCTCCATATCTCCACCAAAATTCATATAGTTTCCATATCTACCTTGAATTGTGGTATCTCCTGGTCCCGTAAAAAGTGGCCTGTTTAAAAAAGTTAATTTTGGAAATACCAGTGATTCACCAGAGACTATTTTTTCTCTATTATTATCGACCTTACCCATAGATGCAAGTGGAAATGAATAATAATATCTACCACTATATTCTGATATAATTACTTTTTCATCTGCAAGTGGTGCACAATTAAAATGTGAACATAGTGGTTGAACATTTCTAACTCTCTCTCCGTTATGTATCATAATCGCATCCAAAGTTCCTATCTGAGTCCAATCACGTGTTTCTTCCCCATTTGGTTTTGTTATAATGTCTAAGTCAGCTTCAACTCTGTAAACCTTTAAAACTCTAGCTTCTACAAGTTCATAAAATTCTGAAGACCTACTTACAGAATTAACATATTCTATCATTTGATCATAACTTACTAAACCTGATTTATCTCTTTTCGGAGTTGGTAATTCTGGATTTATTTGTCTATATATTTTAGGTCTGCTCATAATCTTTTTTACTCACTATCTCATCTGAATACTTTTGAACATCTTCTGCTACATCATTTACTGCATTCATCAATTGTTCCTTTTCTGCATCGGATAATCCAAACTCTTCCTCTGCACCACCTTTGTTCTCTGATGCTATCATTCTTTGAACTATACCTGCCATCTTAACCAATTGGTCATCATTCTTTACATTGATTTCTAAATACTCTTTCAACATAGGGATGATTTGTATCGCAGTATCACCATCTTTTATAAAACCAACAACTTCTTTCATCAACACTTCAAGTTGTTCTTTATTTTTTTCTGTATTGCTGTAAATATCTTTGAAAATATCCGATAGAGTCTTGCCATCAAAGATTTCGTATTTTATGCTCATTTCGAACTCCGATTATGAAAATATGCCTATATATAAATATTTTATAACATCTTTTTTAATAAATATATAGCTAATCGGAAAAAAGGTGGGAATAAAAAAAGAGGGGATTTTACTCCCCTCTGTATTATTAATCTGTCTTTATTAATGAGCCTGTATGACTCACATCAACCATTCCATACTTATAGAACTCATATTTCAATCTATCATTATACTTCTTCATAACATTTATAATACGAGTTATGTGTTGTGTATTCGAACCTGTCATTTCTCTAATTAGAATATATAAGGCCTTCTTATTAAAGTTCTCAATATTCTCTTTCATACGAAACATATGTAGAACTGCATCAGCGACTTTAATATCCTTTTGTCTACTAAAGATATTAGTTAGATTCACATCCCAAAATCTGTTAAGTTCATCAACAAATATTGAGGTGTTTTCTTTTGCCTCAAATTGTGCATTCTCTGTAGTTGTGTTTCTTTTATAATCTAAAACATCCATTTCAGAATGTATCTTTCCCATCTTATAGTTTTTATTGTTATTCAGAATCAGATAGTTTTTAGCAACAATACTAAAGTATGAAAAAGCTTTACCTTTACCTTCCTTAAACTTATGCATGTTCATAACTAAGAAAGATACAACCTCATGTTTAACTTCTTCAGAGGAAGTATCAAAGTAGTAAAACTTAAATGTGTGAATTATATTTTCACATAGTTTATCAAAAGCAGAACGGATGTGTTCGTTGTATATTTTATTTTTCAGACGTACACTATCTGTGTTATTATACCTAATAATTGCAGCTTCTGTTCTTTCTGTGAAATAGTAGTTTTTTCTTTTTCTACCCATTAATATCTTCTCCTTGAAGTTTATCTAGTTGATTAATTGTTTCTTTTAATTGTTTAAATATTGTACCTGTCTCATCGTCTTCTGCAAAGTAACCTTTGTAATCTATCTCATTGACTTTATTATTTATCTCTATAATTGTAGTCATAAATGATGATATCCAATCTTCCATAATCTCTAACTTTTTCATAGTATTCCACAATCCATACCAAGAAGCCACACACAAAATTGCCAATATTACAAGACTTATTTCTAAAATCATTTCTTATCTCCGAATAGTTCGTCAAAAAGGTCCTGTGATTTCTCACTTAATTTAGGAGATTTGACTTCCCCCTTCTTACGAGTATCTACAGCCTTTTTGAAGTTAGTCTGTAACTGAGTGTTTGACTCTTCATCCAACTTTTGCCATTCGTCATATTCAATATGAGTTGCCATCATATCTGCTTGATGTAAGATATATGCAATGTTTGATTTCAAAGACCAATCAGGATTGTAAGAAATGTAGTAAGACTTGTTACCCTCTTCATACAAACCATCGGTTAGTCTTAATCCGATGTACTCCCATTGAGACATTTGGATACCGAAGTGATTTAGAAGAAAAATCGCTCTATCGGTAACTGTCATGTATTGGAGACTTGGATTATGTTTAAATATCTCACCTCTGTTCTTCCGATGCCATTCGGAGTCTTGTGGGATATAATAGTCTTGATTCAAATCACCTACCTTACCTAAGTCGTGATGCATTGCAGCAAAGATTAGTTCTTCATCGGTGAAGTTAATCATCGCACCATTAGACTCCCACAGCTTTTTAATTTGAATGGCACAATCGGTAACATGCAATACATGCTCTACATAACCACCTACCATAGCATTGTGATATGCTGCCTTACCACTGGCTGGTGCAACCGACATTCTATCTTCAAAGTATTTATACATCTCTAAGAGTTTCTCTTTTCTTTCACCTGAAAAGGTATCCTCTATAAGCTGTATTAACTTATTCCAATTGTCTAGTATTTGTTTTTCTGATAATTGTTTCATTTATCTAACCTCATATCTATCTTTTGTGAACCTTATGGTAGGTTCGTTTCTGAGTCTATTACGATACCCGCTAAATGATATCCTAACTCCCCAATTTAACATATTAAGTATATCTGCTTTAGTAACCGATTTTTTCTTATGTATGAAATCCAATACCTTTTTATATGTATCGGTATCATTCTTTAACATTGGTAAGTTTTGAGCTGTCTCTTTAAACATATTATTAAATTGATTTATTGCAGTTCCCCATTTACCTTTCTCAAATCTATTAAGTGCCTTCTTAGAATATCTTTCTCTTAATGAATCACTATCTAAAAGTTCTTCTATTGTATCTATTAATGCATCATCAACATCATAGTAATAGATACCATCATCACCTGCGAGTTCATGATAGTAATCATCATCTGAAAATACATATGGAACACCAACCGACATACCATCTGTAGCAGATACGGCCCAACCACTATATTTTTGTTTTGCACATACACCAAGACGACACGATGACAATTTAGAAAAGTATCCAACTCTATCGTATTTATCATTAGTCATATATTCTCTTTCTATCTTATCAGCAAGAGGCACCCATACTTCAAAGTCTTTTCTTTTTTTCCATAACTTATCCATTTGTTTTAAAAACCAAGGATAGTTTTTGTAAGCATGAGGCCGATGATTGAATACGATAATTTTTTTGTCGGTTGTTTGTTTTTCATACTTAGGAATTTCCCAACCAAGATATTGTGGTTCTAATATTTCATCTAATCTGTTTACAACATCATCATTGAAATGTGTTTTTGCATTTTTCAATACTAAATTCTTTTGTCCTTGCGTATTGATACCACACTTTTCCATAGCTAGTAAACCAAGAAAATTAATATCCATTACGGTTTCTTTGTAATTTGTAATCTCAGGAAATTCAGTCCAATGAGTGTAACCAACAAAACCAGGCTCTATGTTTGTTTCATTAAGTAAAACATTTTTTAATTGAAGAGTGTGTTCTGGTAGATGAGAATATACAATGTCAAAGTCATTGTGTCTGAAGTCAATACCTTTGATGATTCTTTTTTGGTCGAAATGTAACCTCATCGCATTAGGATATGATGGTAATGGTAGCATTAATTGGTGGGTATTATCGAAGTCCAAACTGTTTATATGTTCTGGTGAAAATATTGTCCAATGTATATCTTTGC